TCCGGTCCGGCTCAACTGTGGCATCGCCCACCTCCGTCCCGATTGTATTCGTGGGCTGCCTTCTTAGCGCGCATCCCTGAGCGCCTGCTTCGCCGCGTTGTAGCCGCACATGCCATGCACTCCGCCGCCCGGTGGCGTGGATGCCGAGCACAAGTACAGCCCGCGTGTTCCCGTCGAGTAGCTGCGCAGCCCCGGCCGCAGCACCATCTGCCGCAGGCTCATCGCGCCGCCGCCGATGTCGCCGCCCTGCAGGTTCGCATCCATCTGCTGCAGCCGCGCCGGGCCAGCGACGCTGCGCGCCAGAATGCAATCCCGGAATCCCGGCGCAAACCGCTCGATCTGCGCTTCGATCCTCGCCGTCATATCCTCGGCCGATCCGTTCGGGACATGGCAGTACGCCCACGCTACATGCCTTCCCTCGGGCGCGCGGCTGCTATCGAACAGCGTCGGCTGCGAGAGCAGCACAAATGGCCGCTCCGCATGTCTGCCCTGGCTCACCATGCTCTCCGCTTCCGCGATCTCCGCAAAGCTGCCGCCGAGGTGAACTGTCATCGCCCTCCTGCACGCCTTGGCCCGCCACGGAATCGGCTCGCTCAGCGCATAATCCACCTTGAACGCGCCCGGGCCGTAGCGGAAGTTTTTCAGCGTCTTCCGGTATCCACCCGTCAGCCTGTCACCGGCAATTGTCAGCAACTGCTGCGCCGTCACGTCGCACATCGTCAGCGCCTCTTCGCCGCCCATATCCTCCAGCGCGCTGATGCGCCTGGATGTATGCACCACGCCGCCAGTGCTCCACCGTGGGATGCACCAGCATGCGCCATGTATCGCCGTCCACGCCAAACTCCAGCTCCGCATCGTGCAACTGGTGTTCCAGCATCACCGCGGTGCCGTCATCCAGCGGATGCGCCAGCGCCGCCTCACCATGCACCCACTCCAGCCCCAGGTGCTTCAGCGGCAACTCTTTGAAAAAAGGCGACCCTACGGCCATGGGATGCACCGCGCTGCCGAAATCGTGCCTGAAACCGGGCAGCGTCAACTCCATGGTCCGCGCCGCACCGCCGGCCTGCGCCTCGGCCTCGAACACCTCGGTATGGTACCCGGCCCGCGCCAGTACGATCGCAGCCGCCAGCCCATTTGGGCCCGCCCCGATGATATTGGCCCTCTTCATCTATTCATCCTCTCATTGCTCATCTCTGCGGAAAACCTCTTTCGCACAGCGTGCAAATATCCGGATTGCCATGCTGCTACAGTTGAGCTGATGCGAATTGCATTTCTAGATTGCTTTGCCGGCGCTGCCGGTGACATGTTCCTCGGCGCGCTGATTGACGCGGGCGTCCCCGCCGAAGTGCTGCACACAGCCACCGCCGCGCTCGATCTCGGTGCGACCTTGAAGTTGGAAACGGTCAACCGCAGCGGCATCTCCTGCACCAAGGTTCACGTCTACGCGGGCGATACACTCGCAGAAGCCGCCGCACCTGCGCCCGCCGCCACCCACTCCCATACGCACGACCATCCGCACCAGCACCCCCATAAGCCGCACGCGCACGGCCGCTCGCTCAGCACCATCCGCCGCCTGATTCAGGACGCCGCACTTGCTGATGCCGTGAAGCAGACCTCCATCCACGCCTTTGAATTGCTGGGCGCAGCGGAAGCGAAGATCCATAACGTGCCGCTGGAAAAGATTCACTTCCACGAGGTCGGCGCGATTGACGCCATCGTGGACATCGTCGCCGCCAGCGCCGGCATCCATCATCTGCAAATCGACCAGTGGTTTTGCTCACCGCTCAATGTCGGCAGCGGCACCGTGGTCTGCGCGCACGGCACCTTCCCCGTTCCCGCGCCTGCTACGGCTGACCTTTTGCGCGGCCTGCCCATCTACTCCGCCCATGTGCAGAAGGAGTTGGTCACGCCCACCGGCGCAGCGCTCATCCGCGCACTCGCGCCGGACTTCGGCACACGCCCCGTCGCCACGATTGCCCGCATTGGCTACGGCGCAGGCACCTACGACACGCCCGGCTTCCCCAACGTACTCAGCCTCAGCATCGGAGAAACCTCCAGTGCCGCGCTGCCCGCCATTCCGTCAGCCACAGCTTCCTCGCCTGCGGATCGCAACCCTCTCTCCCTTCACGATGACTCGCAGAGCGTCACCGTGCTGGAGACGGCGCTGGACGATCTCTCACCCCAGATCATCGCCCACGTCGCAGAACAAGCCCTCGCCCTGGGCGCGCTGGACGCCATGCTGACCCCGGTCATTATGAAGAAGGGCCGCCCCGGCACTCTGCTGACCATCCTCTGCAACCAGGCCGACAGCGCTGCCCTGCAACAACTTATCCTGCGTGAGACCAGCACCATCGGGCTGCGCATCCGGCAGGACCGCCGCGTCTGCCTCGATCGCGCGCATCAATCCGTACAGACCCCGTACGGCAACATCCGTATGAAGGTCGCGACCCTTGACGGCGCCGAACTGAACGCCGCGCCTGAGTTTGAAGATTGCCGCGCCGCCGCCTTGCAGCATGATGTTCCGCTCAAGCTCGTCCAGCAGGCCGCCATCGCCGCCTTCCGCTCAAAGTGAACATCTGACTTGTCCACTTCACCCAAACCAACTCCCCGCGTCTGATTCTCATTGACAATCCATCTGCCGCGATTTATTTTGAGCGAAGAGCGGCAGATAGATTATGCCTTTGCCGCTCGTTATCTCTCCTCCTGCAATCCACGGTTGCCCTTCCTCACCCCAGGCGCCCGGAGTAAGAGATTCGATAGAACAGGCAGATTAAACACACCGCAGACCGGCACAGACCGGTATCGGTTTCAGTACGACACATTTTCTCCCGAACGTAACCCTCTGCGGCGCGCGCCGTGGCACAATCTGCCTATCCATGGGTGAACGGCGTCTCGGGATGAGTTCTCTTCCATCGCCGATTTCTCGGGAATCAAGCAAAACGGCAAAGAAGGAGGACGACGATGGCACGGAATCTCATCTCAGAACTGAACTTTCACAACGGCCTGCCGCGCATGCTCGTCCTGCGCGAACTTTGCCCGGTCTGCCGCGCCACCGAATTCCAGACCTCCATGTCCCATCCCCTGACGTCGCTGCTCGCACTTTTTTCCATCCGCCCCGTCCGCTGCATGAACTGCTGGCGCCGCTACTATTGGCTCACCCGCCGCCACTTCAACCGCTCCTAGTGTCCTGAGTCAGCAGTTGCTCTGTCATTCTGAGCGCAGTGAAGAATCTGCTTTTCGCCAGTTGTGGCTGCCGCCGCTATTTGGCCGGAAAAACAGCCGGACTTGGCCGGAGCGGCCAAATAAATACTGTTTTCTCTGCCAGCGGCTCTTCCCAAATCAGGCTGCATAGACATCATAAACTTTGATGGTACAGGCGTCGCCAGGGCTATTTGCCACGGCTGTAATAAGTAGCCGCACGCCAGCGCCGCTGATAGCTCCCGGCAGAGGGATAGACCAGGTCGAGCGACCCGCTGTCGCCGTCACCGTTGAAGTGCTCGACATGCCACCAATTTGCGCCTTCAACGTCACCGTTGGCGCGCCGGTAAATGTGTCCACTTCCATGTCGATATTCATGTTCATCGACGTGTCCGGTGCAGGGCTAAAATTACGCAGATCATAGTCAGCATTCAGCGCTCCGCCAGAGTCGCTGCAGCTAACCGTTGCGTAGCGTGTTGGATCGTGGCTGTAGGGAGCCGTTGGATCGGTCGTTGCCGAGGTGCCGCTGTCGTCATAATTGGTCGGATAGCATTCGCCTGATCCGCCGTATCCAGCAGCTCCGGTGATAAACCCAGCGAGCGCAATATAGCCAGCCGGAACCACGCTGAAATCCGTGCCTTCAGCCGCATAGAAATTGATCGATGAACCAGCGCCATCGGGGTCACTCATGTAGAGGATGTAGCTCGTGTATGGCGAGAGTCCGTCAACCTCAAAAGCGTAGCCCGTCGGAGCCGTGTTTCCAGCCCACCACACCTGGCAATCATCAGCGGTGATATTAGCGCCGTCCCAGTGCGGCGTGCACTGCATTGCCATGTAAGGCCGCGTCCCACTGCCGCTCATCGCGGGCATCCGGTCAGCCATGCTCAACCCCGAATTCGGCACCGTAAAGAAAGTTGCATCCGGCTCGACAACGATATCCGTGTAGGCGCTCGCATCCGTCTTCGATTGCAGCGTCAGTTGGATGGTTCCAGGCTGTGTGGCCGACGGTCCTTTGATCACGCGCTCCTGCACCTCGTAATCGCCAGCGAACTCCGGCGTTACCCAGTCGTTGAGTGTGATGATGCTGCCCGGAACCTGGTCGATGAGCGCTTTGCCGTTCACGTCTACGGCCTCCAGCCAGCCAGTAATTTTGCCGACGAACGGAGCCTTCCAGCCGTCCACGTCCGGGCCGAGATCGCGGATCATCTCGTAGGTCATCAGCCGGATCGCCTGGTCGAACGTCATATTACCCATGTCGTACTCAACGGGGACAACATTCAGCCGCGATGAGAGACCTGGTGCGTCCGGACCGCCCGTAGCCTTCTGATGCGCGCGATGCCGCACGTTGGTGGGCGCGCGCTGCGCGAAGCGGCCATTCTCTACGCCAAGATATCCACCCGTCGCGCCGCCGGTTGCTCCGCCTGCAGCAGCAGCCAGAATCGTCACACCATCTTCGCTCACGCCAATGTCAGTGATCGCACCGTCGCCGTAGGGATATGCACACACATAATTTCCGTCCCAGCTCGGATTGCCATCACCGTCGGTCGATCCGCCCAACACCATCACTGTGCCGATGGTGAAAGGGTTGATGCCGTCAGAGATAAACTTCACTGATTCCCAGCCACGCGGCAGGAACGGGCTGCTACTATTCAATCCCATCGCCGCGTAGTCCACCACGTTCACCACGGCAGCCACCGCCGGAATATTCAAGTCGCGGAACTTCGGCACATACATATTGGCCGCCGTGGCCACAAACTTCTTATCCAACGAGAGCGAGCCGTCCACCATGTTCGTGGCATCGAAGAGGAACGTTGAGTCGCGCTCGTCGTCGCCCATCAAAAATATCTGGCCGCCGGTCTGGATGATGTAGCCACGCGAGCAGCGCAGCAGCGTCTCCAGCATGTCGGTCAGCGTGCTATCGGATGCAAAGGCACCGCTATAGGCGAAGCGTGGCGCGCCGTTGGTCAGCACATACGCGCAGCGCGCGGCGTAGGCCACAATAGAAGGCCAGTTGAAACATGCCTTCTCCGCCGTCGTCAGTCCGGCCAGCGACGGCTGCTGCGGCTTGATCTTGTAGCGCAGTATCAGCTCGACCATGTGCCATGCGGGGTTAGTAGTGAAGCCGTAGCCCGTCACGTTGCCGTACACATCAAACATGCGGCAGCGCACGCCACGATAGATGCCGATGGGCGCGGGCGTCGGCGAGAAGGTCATGGTGTCGTCGCCGCTGCCGCTGGTCACCGTCAGCGGGCCGGGGCCGAGCGTCAGGTCATACGCCATGCCGCTCAGCGTCTGCGGCGGCGTCACGTTGGGGAAGTTGGCGAACCAGGTGTCGGGAAACTGATCGCCGCCGCCGACGCTGACGAATCCAAGTCCCGCGCCCTTCACACCATATTGGCCAGGATGAAAACGCGAACCCGAAGTGAGCGCGCCGAGGATCGGCAGAGTAGTCAGTAGATTGCGCACTAGCGCCGTGGTGCCGTTGCCGCTGCCCAGGCCGCTGCGCGATCCACCGATCGGCGGCAAATACATAACCGGAATCTCTTTGCCGTCCATCTCCCCTTCGCCCAGGATCGCGAGGTTATAAGCAACGCCGGCGATGGTGACAGTGAAGAGCACAATGTCGCCCGTCGCCTTCACGTAGCCGAAGGAGATGGGTAGCGTGCGCCCAGGCTGCTGCTCGAATGCTGGGTTCAGTCCCATTAGAACGGCCTCTGGTTGTTCATCTGCACCGTCTGCGCGGGCTGCACCACCTGTGTGTAATCCAGCGCAGCGCCGTCCCACTGCACAATGACGCTCTTCATGCGCTCAATGGAGCTGCACGTTCCGTAGCTCTGATTGCAGGGCGTGCTCGACGTGGAGCCGCATTCGATGGAGCCGAAGTCCAGGCCGCAAGTCTCGCCGATGCGGAACGGCGGAGCCTTGATCACGCTCCAGTTGTCAAAGCCATTAGCGCTGCAGTTCAGCGTCTGCTCGTCGATCTCCGGGCTGGCCAGCTTGCCCAGGAACGAATACAGAGCCGTCTCCGCGTCAGTGCGCCAGATGCGGCAGAAGACGGTTGCGCCCGTCAGCTCATTCGCGCTGAAGAGTGTGGCCACGTCGCGCGCCACCGTGTTGCCGCTGATGTTCTGCAAATTGAAGCTGGCAGTCGAAGTCTTAGTAGAGCGATACTCGTGGAATTCCGGAACGCCCACCAGCCACGGCAGATAGGTCACAGCATCAGCACCCGTCAGCCAGGAGTTAGCAACCACCTGCTGATCACTGATGAAGATGCTCAGTCCGCTGCGCGTCAGTATCTCGATCAGGTTGATCGGCGCGCTGCCGCCGCTCGCCTTCATCACCGCCGTTACATTTGCTGGCAGCGTCATCAGTACATCCCCTGCAGGCGCGGATAGATTGCGCCGTAGCCTACTGACGCAGCGTTCTTGGTGTGCGTGGCTGCCACCTTCACGCGATGCTGGTCGAGCCACACCCCAGGAGTGCTGATCAGCACAGTGCCCGCTCCGGCTCCGCCTGTCACTATTACTGTTGTGTTGAGCGGATACTGCTGCGGATACATATCCACGTTCACCACTGCGCCGCTATACAGGTCGAGACCCTCAACCACCATCACGCCATCGAGATAGATATTCACAATGCCGAGGTTCGCGCCAAGGCGAAAGAGCATCTGAAATCCCCAGCCCACGTACTGCGCCTGCGCGAAGCTGCCCACAGCGCCATCAGCGCAGTACATCTCATAGCTGCTCGGCGCATTCACGCTGGTGCCAGCGAGCACTGCTGCCGGAGTCTGCTGCGCCACAAAGCCAGCGCCCGTCAGCAGCCCGGTGGCAATGCGTGGATTGAGCAAGTCGTCGAGCGCGTTGATGAAGAAGCCGTTGTTATCCCAGTCGCTGGGGTACTGCAACATGCGCGCGCGCGGGGTCTCCTGGAACTGCACGGCCTGCGCCGTGTAGGTCAGGTTCGCCGTCTCCTGCGGATACGGCGGAGCCATGAAGCGGCCCACGTAATGGCGCCCGCCGTTGTCATAGTCAATTACGGTGAAATAGCCATGCTTGAAGTCTTCGTAAAATTTCTCCAGGCGCTGCATCGTCGCCAGGGGACGCCCAACCCAGTTCCACGCAAAGCTGTGCCCAGCATTGCCGATATCGCGCGAGTACGGCGAGCCGAGGCGGCTCTGCATGTCCTGTTTGTTGATCGCCTTCTTGCGGGTGTAGTCAAAGTTCCACGTCGGCGAATCGCCCAGAACATCCCAGAAGCCAGCCTGCGGATTGAGGATATCTGTCTCTGCCACTTATACCCTCCCCGAGCCGGCGTACTGTCCGGTGAAATTGTTCGAAGCCTTCAGCACGGCCTGGATGCCGCCATTCGCAAGCATCTGCGCAAAGCTCTTGGCGTCAAGTGTGCTGATGTCCCAATGGTGGTGCGTATCTCCGCCGCCGTTGCTGCTTCCTCCGCCCATCGCGCTCATGTAATGCGCGGCCATCTCTGCCGGGCTTGCGCCGTCGCGCATCAGCGAGAGAGCGGGAGCGTGCGTCGCGCTGCTGCTCGTATCCATCACCGTCTCGCCGCGCATCGCGTGGATGAAGCCCTCGTTGTCGCTAGTGGCCAGGTCACCGAATCCGCTGATCACGCCGCCGTCGTGGAACTGCGCTGCGCTCGCCTTCAACCCGGCCATGCCTGCCTTTGCTTCGCGCGCAATCATCGCGTCGGCGGTATTCACATCGCTCCGCAGATACGTGTTCATCATGTAGTTGGCGGCGTCTGCGCCAAACGTGCGTGTTGCGTAATCCATGCCGTCTGCCGCGGTCTTATTGATATCCGCGATTGCAGCCTGGAAGTCGCCGCCCCCGGTGCGGAAGTTCTGCACGTCGCCCTGGATCTTGGGATCGAGCGTGTCGTGAAAGTATTTGCGCGCCTTGATGTGGCCGCTCACGCCGAAGATTGCGCCGATGGTGCTGGCTGCCAGTCCAACAGCAGCGCCGACACCCGCGCCAATCAGCGCACCCTCCGGCCCGAACATCATGCCCACGCTCGCGCCCATGCCCGCGCCCGTCAGCATGTTGGTGCCGAAGCTCTTCGCGCCGCCCTGCTCCACGCCGCCCATGATGCCGCTCACCGCGCCTGGAGCTTCAATCGCAGCGCCCATACCGGAAGCCGCCGTGCTCATGCCGGAGCCAATCCCTCCCGATGGTCCCAGCTTGCTCGTCGCGTCATCCACATCATCCTGTGAATTGATCATGTCAGCGCTGCCGCCGTCAGCGCTGCTGCGATAAGTCAGGCCATCTGAGCCTGCAGCCGTGGCAGCCTTCGGCAGCCCAGCCTTCATCATGCCGTAGTCAGCGCTCAGCGATTTGTACTGGCCATAACCCGTCGTGGCGGCGGAGCTGATGGTGTTGGTAAGACTCCCACCCGCTCCGCGCGTCGACGACGGTGTGGCAACGCCGCCATAGCTGCCACTCCCTGCAGTAGTGGAATCGTAGCTGCTGCCTCCACCACCTGAATACGATGTCCCGCCTGCTGCGCTGTAGCCGCTGCCTGCTGCTCCGCCGTGCGTGAAGGCACCCATGATGCCACCGGCAGCGTGCGCTCCGCCTGCAACCCCGCTATGTGCGAAGCCGCCGCCTGCGCCCGGCATCACGCCCTGCATGCTGCTGCCGAAAAACTTCTTGAACATCGTGAGCTGCATCATCCAGTTCGCTAGCATCTCCGCAAACTCATGCTCCATATTGCTGCGGATGCTGCCCATCGGGTCCTTGAAGGTGCTCTCTAGCGTGCTCGCCAGTTTATCGCGGCTGCTGCGCTGCGCCTCGGCCATCTGCGCGTCACGCTGGTCGTTGATGGCCGCGCGACGGTCCGCAGCGTCGGATTCGGATATCTCCTGTTTATCCAACTCCTCCTGCAATTTACGTGTCTGCTTCTCGTACTCTGCCTGCACTTTGTTGGTGGCGTCCTGTTCCTGCTGGAAGATGCCGGCAAGCCCTTCCTTGGTCGCGCCGCTGCGCACGCTCATCGCGCGCTCTTCGATGCCCTGCGTCTCATCCAATGCCCGCTGGTGCATCTCCCGTACCTTGAAGTCGCCCTGTGCCTCGATGTCGTCAAGCTTGCCCTGCAGTATCTGCGCGGCCTCCAGACGGCGCTGATCATCAGCCGCCATGCCGTCGATCATCTTGTGGTACTCCACGAGAGCGGAGTCCTTCTGCCGCTGCTCTTCGGCTGCAATCTGGCCAAAGCCGGTCGACGTGCTCACGCCCAGCGAGTCGTGCGACTCCTGTCCGCTGCGCTTGTACTGCTTCATGTTGCGGTCAATCTCCGCGTTAGCCTTCGCCTCAATGTCCACGCGGCGTTGCGCATAGGCAGCGTCGTAGCCCGCGTCTTCTTCACCGCGTGTGCGGCGCAGGGCGCTCAGGGCGTCGATATCCTGCTGCTCCTGGGCAAACACCCGCGCAGAGCCTTCCAGCCCGGCAATAACCGCAGCCTGCTCCATCTTGTGCGTCTCGTCGGCGAATGCCTTCTTGCGCTCCGCAACTTCATTTGTGTACTTCAGTTCAATAGCTGCCACGCCTACGGCGATCTGCTCTTCGTTCTCGCCGTTGCGCCGCGCCTCCGTCAGGTACTTCAGCCCCGCCGCAATCATCTCGGCGTACATGCGCTGTTCGCCCTCCAATCCGGCGGCCTGCGCCTGCGCGCGTAGCTCGGTCACCTGGTCGCTGTAGGTGCGTTCCAGGTTGACACTGTCAGCCTTTGCCTTTGCATCGGCGCTGGCGCGCATCGTGCTCGCCTGCTCCGGAGTAATCGTTTGATCTACCTTCTCCTTTCGATCGATCTCCGCGTAAGCGTTCTTGCGCTCAGCCGCGATCTTCGACAGGCCCTGTAGCGTCGCAGCCTGATTCGCCTCCTGCTGGTGACGCTCCTCATTATTGAACTGGCTAACCTTCTCGTGGTTGTCTTTTGACAACTCACCGAGCATGGTCTGGTACTTGATGAGGTTCTTCTCGTCTTCCTTCGAAAACGATTTGTCGGCGTCGTCCGTGTTGGCGTCGCTCATCAGCGTATTGTCGGCGAGCTTTTGCAGTGCCGGGCGATCCTTGCGCGCCTGTAGCCGAGCGATCTCCATCTGCAGTGTTTGATAGTTGGCTGTAGCGCGATCAGAGTTCTGCGGATGCACGATGAGCTGGTCATTCGCGTCCACCATCTCCTGATGCCATTCGCGCATGGCCTTCGTGTTGCCCATCATGTCCTGGCCAATCTCTTTGATCTTGGAGCCGATGACGCCGAGTAGCTCTACCACACCCACAAAGGCGAACGCACCGAAGGCCACGCTGCTGATCGCCTGGAAGGCAGCCGTCGACGCAATCAGCTTCTCCATCGCGCGTGGAACGTGAACGCCCAGGTCATCGCGCAACAGGCGAACGGCATCCAGATTGGTGAGCGCGTGGCCTGCGGCTTTGTCGTGTCCTGCCGCCTGAGCATCTCCTGCAGCAGTCCCTTTTTTCTTCAGTTCATCCAACTGAAGCTGGAGCTGTTGTACTTGAGTGCGCAGCTGCACAATCGGCACCATCGCTTTTTGCCCAAAGCGCGTGAAACCGGCGGTTGCGCCGCTCTCATCTACCACGAGTTGGATTGTGCTGACCGCTGCCATTTACTTCAACTCCGCCATACACTCGCGGCAGATGCCCGCGCTCTTCTCGTTCTGCACGCCGCAGTGGTAGCAGCGCTTGTGGTTGTTGTCGAACTCGCGTTGCGCTTCCTGTAGCACCAGCAACCCCTCAACCTCGTCCGCGTTCAAATCCAGCTTCAACCCCGGCAGCGTCATCACCAGGCGCAACCAGCAGAGGTAGCCGATCCAGACGTAATACCCCTCTGCTACCGTTCTGACGGGCATCAGCTTCTCGATGACACCCACCATTGCTTCACCCCGCGCCTGCGTTACCAGGCGTTTGAAATCGGGGCTGCGGTACCCCTCGTCCAGTAGCTCGCCGGCTGCAATACGCAGACCGGCAAAGTCGCGGCGCGGATCAATCACCTGCGCCTTCACCTTCCGGCTTCGCCGGCGGAATATCCTCCACTACGCCGCCCGCGTGCAGCAGCGCGTTGATCGCGGCCACCTTGTGGCAGCCGTCCATCTCGCGGCGGATCGCCTCCACGCCCGTCAGCGCCACGCCGCCCACGCTGTAGCCGTCCACCTCGGCGATCAGCTCGTTGTAGTAGGCCATCTCCAGCTTCTGTTTCTCCGGATAGAGCGTGCGGCCGTTGCGACTGTCGCCGATCACGCGCGTGCTGTTCACCGCACGGTTGAACTTCTTCTGCTGCTCAAATGTCGGCGCGTTGAAGCGGTGGATCAGCCCAGCGTAGCGAATGGCCTTTCCCGCCTCGTCGCTGGCCCACAGCGCGTCGAGCGAGATCTCGTGGTGCTCGGTGATGGCCAGCGGACCATCGCCCACATCCACACTGCGGCTCACCTCGCGCAGCGCCATGCAGAACAGGCGCACATGCTGCTCCGGCAGGTAATCGCGCCACTTCGGATTCTTGGCCGCGTCGAGCTTGTAGCCTTCCACGCGCTCCAGCGTGGTGCTGATCAGCTCGCGCATGGCAGTGGCGAACTCGAAGGTCTCCATCACCTCTGCGCCGCTGCGGTAGCTCTCAATGCGGAAGCGGTCAAAGAAGCGCTCCCAGTCCTTCTGCGCGATGCGGCGGAAGTACCAGCGGTAGATGTGGCCGCTGAACTGGATGGCGATGTTGCGCGGCGCATCGAGCGGAAGCATCGGCGGCACCGTGCTCGCTTCGCTGACTGGCTGACTGGCTGACTCGCTGACTTGCTCTGTTGCATCAGACATGGCGGTGTCCTTTTTAGGTTGAAGGTTGAAAAAGAAGCGGCGCAGCCGTTACCGGCTACGCCGCCGGAGATAACTTGTTCGCGGCTACGCAGCCGTCAGGTAGCTCGCCTGCCCGTTGATCACCGTCGCCGTCACCAGCGGCGTTGCGCCGACCTGCAGGATGTTGGTCTCGTCGAAGTTTAGTGTCCACTCCGCGTTGCCGCTGCTGTCGCCCAGGTCGCAGTTGACCAGGATGACGTTCGGGAAGTTGAACGCCAGCGAGCTAGCGCCGCTTGCGATCGACAGCGCAATCGTCAGCGGAGTGCGCGCCAACTGCCACACGCGCACATCGCTCACGTTGCTGGCTGCAATCGCCGCCTTCAGCTTGATCTTCGGCATCGCCACTGAGAGATACGCGGCAAACTGCCCACCGCCCGATGCGTACACCGGCTGGATGCCCGTGTCGATGGTGATCTCCCAGTTGTTGACGCGCGGGAAGAAGCTCGCCGGTGCGCCGCCCGCCGTTGGCCCGATGCCAAACTGCGCATCGCTGCCGAAGAGATACTGCGGTGCCGCAATAGGCGCTGGCATTCCGGCCAGCGAGCCGTTGATGTAGCGGCCCGTGCCGATCAGCGACGCCTTGAACTTCAGCGCGCCGGTCGACGTGGAGCTGATCACGAGCTGCGAGATGCCCATGTCCACGAGCTGGTAGTAGATGTCAGCCGTGTCCTGGCGGTAGATCGTGGTCGCCTGCGCCACCGTGGTGGTGTCCAGGAAGTTGAAGGCGTGCGAGTATGGGCCTGCGCCCGTCACCGTGTCCTTGCCCATCGCAAACGCCAGCAGCCATCCGGCCAGGTAGTCCGTCAGGAATCCGCTGATCTCATCGGCGGTCTTCACGCTGGTCTGCCAGTTGTTACTGGCGAAGCTGTTGCCGCTACCGGCCTGTCCGTAGGTGCTCTCGGTCGTCGGCGTGATCTTGGCGAACCCGCTCACGTCAAAGTGCAGCCCCACGCCCGCCTGCAATGCGGCCAGCGCTACCGGCGTGCCCCACGTCGTCTGAGCATTTGACGGCACCACCATGCTCCGAAGTATTGACCTCTGTCCCTGAAATGTTGCTCCACCTGGCGGCATGTTCTTCTCCTTGATTGCGTGTAGTTACAAAAAATCGTTGCAGACGGCAGCTACTCAGCCGGCTCGGTCGTCGTCTTGGCCGCAGATGCAGCGACCGTCTTTTCAATCGGCAATGCAACTGTCGTCTTCGCTGCCGGCTCATCTGCCGGCACAATCTCAAACAGTGCGTTGCCGCTGGCATCCACGGTGGTCTTCAGCGCGCTCGCCCAGTCAGCCTCGCTGACCTCTTGCACATCGGCAGCCTTGAAGGTAAAGCTGCTGCCCGCGCCATGCACGGAGAGTGTGTCGTTGCCGGCGCGAAGCTTGCCGAGTGCGGTGAGACGGACTTTCAACGTGGTGGCGCTCATATCAGTGGGTACTCCCTTATTTTTGTAGTGAGTTTGCAGGCGTGGCACAGCACCGCGCCGTACATCAAAGTCGTTGGGCCATCCACGCTCAGGCCGGTGCTCCAGTTGAACTGGCCGCCATACTGGCGCGCGTTGAGCGGATCGAAGGCCGCGCAGGCGTCTTCAATCAAGTCCTGAAACGTGCCCTCGCTGTTGGCCAGGTCGTTCACGCTGAGATAACCGAGCATTACGATGGTGTGCGTGCGGCTGTACGCCTGCGACTCTTCATCCACCGTGGCCGTCGCTTCGCGCGTCACCATCCAGGCGTGGATATTCTTCGCCGTCGGGTCTTTGAAGAGCGCGAGGAATTGGTCCATCGAGCGCGCTTCGCGACGATAGCTGTAGACGTTCTTGATGTTCGGCACCGCAGCCAGGCGCGCGGTGGCAGCATCGATAGCGTTACGCAGTGACAAGGCCGCCTCCTGCTCCCATAGCCCGCAGCGCTACGCCGATCTGCCGCTCGATGATGCTGGCGGCCTGCGGTTCAATCGTCTCTTCCGCGCGGGTGAACATCTGGCGACCAGTCATGCCCTTCTTGGCGATGCTCTTGGCGATGGCCCACGCCATGCTCAGCGCGGTCTTCTCGTCATCCATGCCGAACTTCTGCTTTACCCAGGGCAGCAACGCCTCGACGGGGAGCATGTGCGGGCGCGCGCCCAGGTTCACCGGGTCCACATAGAGATCAGCCGGCGCACCGGCGAAGACCATCAGCCGCGTCAGCGCGGATTCCACTGTGACCGAGAAGCTGACCGAAGCGGCAAGATTGCCAGTAGCAACTGCGGGCGGCATGCCGTCAAAGGGAGAGCGGATATTCTCCACCACCTGCTTCTGCGCCATCACGCCGACAGCTTCGACGCCTGCCACCATGCCAACGTGCGCCGCCTCGCGCACCTCAGCCGTCGCAGTATCCAGCCCGATAATTTTGATGGGTGTGATCATCGCGTGTTCCTGCTGTGTACCAGGCGGTCCACGCCGCTGCCCATGATGTTCTTCATGTCGCCCATCGCCACCGCTGGGCCAATCTCCACGCCGGTATCCGTCTCGTCGATGCCCATGTGATTGAAGTAGGCGCGGCGCTTCTGCTTCGCCATCGAGAGATACTCTTGCGATTTGCTGCGGTAGTTAACCACGTCGGCGCTGATAGTGCTGTCGCCGAAGTTGATGGCCTTGGCTGCCATCGCCTCTAGCGCCAGCGCCGCGATGAAGTCACACACCGCGTAGAAGTCTGTATGGTCCACTGTGCTGCCGTCCAGGGCGTGCCGCGCGGTCCAGACGATGCGCACCAGCTCCGTGTTAGCCGGAGTGCAGGCTATGAGCTGGAGCTGGTAGCCAGTGGGTGTGTTGTACATCTTCCAGTCGCGCGGATCGCCGTAGTCGCCGGGCGTGTCGCCGATGGGATACTCGATGCTTTTGATGGTGCTGAATCGCGGCAGAAACTTCGGCACATACTTTCCGAAGATGGTGGTGCCGTCTTCGTTCGTCGCAATCACCGGCAGAGGGATAAAGCTGGTGTTATTACCAGCGCAGTCGCTCACCACGTCGAGCGGCTTGTCGACCGAGTAACGCTCACCGATGGCCTGCGCCGCGAAGCGAGAGATGCTCGACGTGACCCAGTCCATACTGTCGCTGATCATCGGCGTGACTGCATCGATGAACGGCTGCAACGGTGGCTGGTTCAGGTCGGGCATCTCTACTCCTTGACGGTTGACTTGCGTGGCGCAGGCACAGCGGGTATTGCGGAGAACACCCTGCTCGCGGGGTATGGCTATACGTCGATCTGGGTAATTTCCAGGATGACGACGGCCTGCTTCGGCACGGTTGTGGCCGGAACACTGATAACGTCGACGGTGATCAGGTCGCCCTTGTTCACGCGCGCGCCGCCAGGGTAGTTGTTGGTACCCTGCGTCACGTCGTAACCGGCAGTCTTGCTCGCGGCTGCGCCAGCGATGGCGATACCGCCGGCATTGCTGACGGGAACGCCGTTGACGTTGATGACAACTTCTGTGCTGCCAGCGCCTACGCCGGTATCGCTTAGGCCGAGCTGCACATGACTGATGCGGCCCTTCGTGGTCACGTAGTGCGTCGCCTGGCCAGCGCCTGCAGCCAGCGGATTCGGCAGCACCAGGGTGAGATTGCTTTTACGAAATCCAACTTCCATAGCGGTTCTCCTCGGGTTGAAAAATCTCTCTTCGCAAAAGCCCGAAGCGGTTTGTGTCCGCTCCGGGCTTTGGGGTTATACGAGCGGCTCCGTTTATGCGTTGACGCTCTTGCCGACGCCGCGGTAGTCGATAATGGCTCCGCCGTATGGGAACTTCACCTTGTATTGGATCTGGTCGTTGGTGAAGCTCGTTCCCTGGGTGGGAAGGTTGGCCAGGAAGATTTGCGGCTGCTTGATGCCGTCCAGGAAACCGATCTCCAGTGAAGGAGCCTCGCTCGGGGCAGCACCGTAGTACCAGTCGTTCGCATCTGTCAGCTTGGGGTTGACGATGATGCGCTCGTTGTTGGCACCGAAGCGCTGATAGAAGGCGTTGTTGCCAGCCGTGTTGGTCTGGTTGATCTGGATAGCAGTAGCCTCCAGATCGGCAGGCACCATCAGCCAGTACAGCGAGAGGTTCAGGCGCTCACCGGAATCCTTCTCCGTCTGCTTGCGCAGGTTGGTCTGCGCGATGATCAGCGCATCCTGCGAGAGCGGAAGCGCCAGCAGATTGCTGTGAGTGTTATCGAACCAGTTGACGGCGTCCGCCATATAAGCCGTGTTGTTGATGAAGTAGTTGCTGATTGACGTGCGCAGCGTCTGGCGGCCAGCGCGAGCAAGCCGCTGCGGGAACCTGGCGATTGCGCCGAGATCGTCATTGCGGATGGTCTGCTCAGAGATCGTGAGCAACCCGCCGCGATTGGCGACCGCGTAGTTCACGCGCTCGTCAGTCGGCTTCGCCATCTCGGCATACGCTGCAGCTTCTGCAACTGTCGGCAACTCGCCGAAGTAGCCGTCGCGCACGCGGTCCTGCAGCTTGTAGTCGCTAATCGTGGCCGGGGTGTAGACCAGGTCAAGCCCGTCAATCGTTGCCTCTGCATAATCCTGCAGCAGCTTCTTCGTCATGGAGTTGAGTAGCAGGTTTGGGAAGTCAGTGGTGGCGATGGCCTCAGAGGCCCGCAGCCACAGACCAGCTCCGCCGCTCAACCGGCTCAAGTCATGGTCGCCGGTGACCATCTTGTACGCATCGCTGACACGCTTGAATGCGGGTACGCTCGCATCTGCCTCGCGCACGCCGATCATGCGATCCATCGCGATCTGCACCTTCTCCTGCGAGTCCAGACCAACGACCACGGAGATGCCGCTCACACGTCCAACTGGAGACATGCCGGAGAAAGACTCGCGCACCTGTACGATCTCCGCGTCGAGCTGCTCAGTGGTCGAATCAGCGCGACCCTCGAAATAGCGGCGCACCATCTTCTTCGCGGGCTCGGGCAGTTTCGAATCGGTCAGCTTCGCCTCCATCACGTTGACGAACTGCAACTGCTTCGCCTCAGCCAATATCTGCTCCGGAGTCTTGCCGACGACAGCAGCGGGCGCGGCGCTCAGCGCTTCCGTCACCTGGACGTAGATCGCTTCGACCTGATCATCCTTCGCTTCGTTGAGTTGTGTATGAAAACGGGCAGCGCTGACAGCATCCTTCGTGCGCAAAGCCTCGATCACTCGCAACACTTGTGTCTTATTCATTCGGTTCTCCTCGTGGCGCGCTGTGCGGCTGCCGCTGTTTGGCCGGATAACCGGCGATCCATGTTTAACAGCGGCATTTTGCGCCGCCGCGATCTCTCCGCTCACGTCAGCCGCGGCGGCAATACGTAATTCATCTGAAATGAATCCCCCACCAGCGCCCGCTTCAGAACAGAGATCGAAGCTGAAGAGCTTGCCCAGAGACTCAGCGATCAGGCATTGCTTGCCTTCCGCGACGCCAGGCTTCACGCGGACGTTCGCCAGGATGGAAAGTCCAAAGAGATCGAGCTTCCCCGCCTTGCGCGCGGAGCTGAGCTGCCCGCGCAGTTGCGTCTCGCTTTCGAATATCTTGAGAACCGCGCCGGCGGAATCACCCGCGGCAACCGGCTTCTCAAAATAACCGGCGATACGCTGCGGATCGTTCTCTCCGGCCTGATAACTGCCTTCCGCAGTGGGATGGCGGCGACCAAACTTGGCGCCGTCTGCAGCCTCAGCCACTTTCGCGATGAATTCGGGAGGGTAATACACGTCGAGCTTCTGTGGCGGGCTCTTTACGCCACGACTCCATCCAGCCTTGATGAGCCTGACAGGGTATGTGCAATCATCGAGGGTTGCCGGGTCAATGCCGGCCTCGGTAACGAATACGCCGGCCTCCGCGACCGGGACGTAGGCCGTCTCCACTTCCTGCGCCGTGCCCAGCGTGACGTTGTCGTTTTTGTCGATGGAGTAGGTGATCTTGAAGAGCTTGCCGTCGTCGCCGCGCGCGATGAGGTAATCCAGGAAGGCGTCCTGCACGAAGAAGCGCTGGTAGCCATTGCCGTCATTGCCAAACTGCGCCAGCAGCGCGCCATCAAGCAAAGCATAGCGGTCGCTGAGGCTCATATCGTTAGCAGCCTCAGCGACCGTCAGGCAGATCAACTTCGTACGCTTCTTCATTCCGTGCGTCCCTCGGTGTTGCGATACAGCAATGCGTTGTTGTGGCGTTGCTACTTCGC